CCACCGCCTCTTGCTCCACCATAAAAAACCTCTCTTTCAGAGGCTGCAAGAAATTGTGTCTGTGGACCTGAATTAGGTCTAAAGATAACTTCTTGGTTCTGTACATGCTCTTGTACATTCTTAGGAGCACTCTCGATTATGTCTTCTGTAAGAAGCTGTGTGTCCTTACCAGTCAGAGCCTTGTCTATAGTTAACAGTCTCCTCTTGGTATTTTCTGCCGACATCTTAGCAGAACGTAGAGTCTGTTCCGCTTTAGCTACCTTCTTACGAGTGCGAGCTAGAATCTGTTTGACTGACCTCTTGGCTTTCTGCTGAACTACTCTCTTCGGTTTGGGTGGTGCTATTTCGTTCGAGTCTTTTTTTAAGTCCGACATGTGATATGTATCTTCCTGTTTTTCTATGTAGCCACTGGGCAGTCTCTCTTAGCGAGCAGGTCTTTGAATATTCTTTAGCCTGTCTAAGAGCATCTAATTCTTCTTTGATGGGTTCCAGATATTCTGGATCTTCTGATTGTTTAAAACCAAACGGTATGGTTCTAGCTCTCTTCTTGATCTTTATTGGTTCCATCTTTTGCTGGTAATATAAATATTCCATGCATAGCTTTCATATTTATATCTAATTGGTCCTTCTTTGAGATTCCGACCCTGTCTAAAACTGAGTTGGCAGCTGCTAGACGAATATTAGAGTG